AGAAGTCAAATGCCTCTGAATTTTGGACAGGGTTCCAATTCTCACCAACATTGGTAAGGATACGACCATCGGTTTCACGAACCAATGATTTTTGTCCGGTTGGCATACGTTTACCATCAAATTCAATAAACGATTCCACCTCACGAACATTCCAATCAACACCAGCTTTTTCCATCATCTGTGTTGGTGTTAAATCATTTGATACCGGAACACCCAAACCGTGCCACGGAACTTCACCGGCATAAGCCATTGTTTCAACTTGATGTGCCATTATATCTCTCCTTAGGCCATAAACGAATAAACAAGAACAAAAGTAAACAGTGCAGTCACTGCAATCCCACCAATAACATTAAGCATTATACAATCTCCTCAACAGTAAAACGAACCAGGTCCTTTTCGGACAAAATTGACTGAACACAGGCTTCCATACCTTCCTTGGTATGACGAATTGTTTCAGCAATTACACCATCTGCATAATAGGACATAATTTTGAAATATTTGATAGTCATTGTTTAGCTCCTCAGTTAGTTACATAACTATTATATCATATTTCTAGTACAATGTAAAGTGTTTTTTTCAAAAAAATTAAAAAAAGTTTTCAAGGGCAATCTTTTCTGTAGGCATCATAGGTTTTAGCTGGGGTTTCTTACGGATGGTTCTCCAGTCTCTTACAGCACCTTTGACCCTTTCAGGGTATTTACCTAGGTATGTACCAGCCTCCAGGTCTTCCTTTGTGACCAGATGTTTATGAAAGTGATTGATGTTATCATAATTTTGTAGAATATACTTGGCCAACATATCAAACTCTACATCAGAGATCAACGGATCATCCTGCTCATAGTATGCGTATGCACACATCAGGTATCTAGCAATCGGGTTCTTCATTCAACCTGGCCTCAACCGACTTGATATGTTTACATTTTGCAAAGGCGATGCAGTCGCAAGAGAAACCAGAGTCGGTCATCTCTACCTCGTACACGTCGCCCTTTGAACCAGTTACTGGCCATCTGACACCAACCAGATGGTGTCTATATGTATTGATGATTTCTGACTCGTGTGATCTCATTATGCCACAACCTCATCTGCAGTCCACTGTCTGCCGTTAGGAGATGACATAAGAAGGCGTTCAAAACCTACACCCTTTACAACATAACATTCATAGGTTTCGGTCATGATGACATCGCCAACAGAGATTGAATGCATTGGTGCAAAATCAAAGCGTCTGATCTTTTCATCTGGGCCGATGTTACCAATTTCGAACACTTCATCAAGACTGTCTGCCTCGATCTCACAAACTTCCTGGTATGAACTTAGAAAAAATACTGGATCAACATTACCATCAATCATTGCCTCAAAGGCGCGTGGATCTGTTTTAACATCTTTTTTGATCTGTGATACAATATATTTCATAATTAGCTCCTTGATAAATATTATTGTAGTACTATTCTATCATACTTCTAGTACAATGTAAAGTGTTTTTTACAAAAAAAGTGAAAAAAATATGTCTTATTTTACACAAAATGATGAGCAATTTTTATATGATAATCTGCTATCATCCTTTAAGGAACCAATTGTTTGTGCAGAAATCGGTAACCTTACAGGAACTTCCACAAGATTTTTTTCTGCAGCAATTCCCAAAGGATCCACATTTTATTCAATTGATACGGATGACCATGATATAGATGTACCTGACACTGTCATAAGAATACATAAAACATCTCTTGCATGGGAACCACCAAAATTAGATTTTATCTATTTGGATGGTGATCATAATCCGGCCGTTGTTATGCAAGAGATCAATAAGTTTGCTGAGGTCACTAACATCATAGCAGGGCATGATTGTGGACTTGTTTCATACGCATTACTCAAACAGTTTGGAAATAAAGAAGTGCACACTCAATTTTTATTTGACAATCAGTGTAGCTCTTGGATAATGAGGATATTATAATGAAAGAAAAACTAGAAAAAGAACTTGTAGTTGTCTTAAAGAAACAAGATACTGACCCTCGTAAATATGCAAAGTTAGTGGGAGATAACTTTAGTATTGCTAACTATAGTGAATGGATATGGGACAGAAATGGAAATAGAGTAGACAGACCTACGCAAGTGCCTGATTATGATAATTGGACTGATCCGGATACATATCCAATCCAAAGGGTTACTGGTATGAAAAAGGATAAAAAATGGACCGGTATCTTTGGTAGTGGAACCTTAGATTGGCATTGTAATCTTAACGGCCCTGATAGAGCGGATGGTGTTGCTTTACAGGCTTTAGAAGGATGTGAAGGTACTGTTACAAGTTGGCTTGACACATCAAAAGCCTTAAAAGATATGCCTGAATCATTTGTAAAAGAGATTGGCAAAGAATATGCAGAATATGAATATTCACCGGAGGTATGGGGCGCTGGCATGCCAGAGGAACAATTGAATATTATGGTTGCAAATAAGCACACATATAAGATGTGGCTTATCCAAGAAAATATTGCTGGTGTTCATGGAATATATTTCTACACACTAAATCGCTGTAGTATGTTTAGAAAGGATCTACAAGAGGAATTGGAGCATAGACTATTCCAGGAAAAATATATGTATCATCACGAGTGGGAAACCGGAGACATAGTGTTAAGTGATCAGTTGCTTACACTGCATAAAAGAGGTACAGATGATCCAGACATACTTGCCAAAAGAGTACTGAACAGAATCACCTTTCATATATCCGGATCTTTAATAGCGAGGAATAATGCAACCCTTAATTCATCTTGACTATAAGATAGATAAAGAAAAATATAGGAATATCTTTTATGAGAATATACAGTCTGGTCAATGGCACTGGTCTGTCCCAAAAAGAAAAGAATTATTCTGGTATCAACTTTTTATATACGACAATTCTTCATTGAAAGAATATATGAAGGATGTCGAGATGGATTTGAACATATATGGCATGAACAACTTTCCAAGATATTCATATCAGTTTAGAGATAGTAGATTAGGTCAACACGTCGATGAAGATGAGATGGTAAGCATAAACATAAATCTACTTGACACAGTTCCTACAATCCATATAGAAAACAAACCTTACAAATACGAGTGTGCATTCATCGATGTTGGTCATATAATGCACGGAGTGGAACCTGATCCTGTAGATAGATTGGTTCTAAAGTTTTGCCTCAGACATCCATACGAGGAGGTGTATGAGAGATTAGATAAATTTGGGTTAATCATATGAATGATAAGATTTGGGAATTTACCTGTCCTTGGGATAAAGATCAACTCTTAAATGAGTTTGATGTATCCACCACAAAAAAATTTAGTGAGAGGAGTAGAAATTGGAAAAGGACCTGGGATCTGGGTGACTATGGTATGGGCATTAAAAATAACTTCAAACCTCGTCACTGGGATAATCCACGCGCCTATGTCGGTTACTATCTCCAACAGGCTGGTACAGAAATTCGACCACATACTGATGGCGAATGTTTTTGCCGGGTAAATGTTTTATTATCTGGAGGTCCGGAGCCATTGATCATTGGCGGTGAATCAGTGCAGTATGAGTGCGCATTGATTAATGTAAGTGAATATGAACATTATGTGGAAACAGTTGCTCAAGATAGATTGTTATTTTCAGTTTGCTTTGTTGATATGTTTTTTGAGGATGCTAAAAACTTCTTACAGACGTATTCGTACCCATAATCAAATATAGAAAATTTTAAGATAATTCTTTCTTCTGGGTGAGGTGGTACACAATGCATTATTGTTGTGTTCAAGAGCCCACATTCGTATTTATGATATCCAGAATCCTCGTAATAAACTGGTCCAAAGTTATCTGATAGAACAATATTGATACAACATTTTGTTCCAAGATCTATATGCATTGGAACCTCTGTGTCTGCTAGCTGTTTATAAAATCTAGGACTAATATTCTCAATACCAGTTATGCCCTTTATTTGATCTAGAACCTTATAAACTTCTTTACATCTCTTATCATTTACAATACCTTTAAAGTAGTTTGGAGCATGATCAAACCAAGTACCCTGCTGATAACCACTTTTAAAGTTATCAAATTCAACTAACTCAGATTCTAAAAGCAGAATATCCTTGTTATATTGTAATGTTTGTATATGGAAAATCATGGACTGCTAGTCTGAATAAGAGTCTATCCTCAGTTGGTTCCTCTACCCAATGGACTTTCTTTGTGTTCAAAATAAACATATCATTGTATAGAACACGAACCTCACCACTGTCATCCTTAATACCCAATGCTCCAGTATTCTTTGTAAGTGGCATCAAGAATGCAATCTCTGAAGTTACATCTGCATGTGGTGGCATACTTCCACCGGCCTTTACAAGGAAGAAATCTAATCTAAAGTCCTTTGTTTTAATACCATATTTCTTAAATTGACCTAGTACAAATCTACGTAGCTTTGTGTCATGCATTTCAGGTGGAATATGTTTCACATAAAACTGTTTCATCAGTTCACCACCAGTACATTCTGGAATCTTTTCTCCATAGTGCTCAAATGACTCAACCCATTCAAGCTTATCATAGTATTCCTGAAAGAATTCCATTCCTAGATTTATATCTGTTTGAATCCCATACTGATTCATTTTATTCTCCAAGCGCTATATTGCCATGAATTAGGTACCGGTTCTATAAGATCCTCCTTAAAGATCCAACGGGAAGATGACCTACGATTTAGAGCCTCAGTAAACATACGAAAGTGAGTGGAAGATCTTGGTTCTCTACTGATAAAAATATTATCTAATCCAAGAAGATCACACATTAAAAGTTGTTGTTCTACCATAGTATGTATGGTAGGTCTTAGTACTTCTCTAGTAAATGGCACTCTCATAGATTGATAAAGCCGAGTAAGTATACGATTGCCCATTTCTAGCCTCTTTATGCAAGAAAAACCTACTATGTTATTATCTACTTTCATCAAGCTTAAAGCTTCTATGTTTTCAAAATATTCAAAATGGTAATTCTTTGATAGCCAATGATTATCATTAAATTTACCAAACCATTCATGTAGCTCCATAAGTTCCATGTCTGCATTGTCGATGGAAACCGTAGTGACCTCTGCTGGCCTTGTATCTCTTGCCTCCGGCATAGGAGAATAGAGTTTATTATCTTTTACCTCGATATGCATAAACATGGCTGAGTACTTAAAATCCCATCAACATAATATCTTTCCAGATGATTTACATATCCAAATTGTTTCATATATTCTGGGCTATAGAATGCTAAAAAATATTCTGCATTTTTCATCTCTGGTAACTTCTCAAGATCTGTGTAAATTATCACATCGTCTTTTAATTTAACAACATATGCAGTATCTTTGTTATAGATTTTATCAGCATATTTTTTATCAAGTTTATAATCTAATACTCTTTCCATAACAGACATATTTGTGCTACTAAAAAAAGTGGCATATGTATCTGCATTAAAATAATTTAGATGTTCCTTTATCATTGAAACATCCATGTGAGTAAAAACACTATAAAGTAAATATGCATCAATGTTATCAATCTTTGGCCAGATTGGTTCAGTAACCCTGTTATTATACTGATGATTGTAGTAATCAAAATGAATCCATTTATGATACGGCTCTTTGATTGTCATTGCCTGAATTATCTTCAGGTCAACATCCACACCTGTATATGCAAAATCAACTTGCTTGTAATTGATCATATTTCCATGATTACAACCCCAATCACAAATTGATTTATCGGTCAACCGTATACATTTTTCAAAATAATCTCTTACGTCGTATTTAAGATACATATTTTTCTAAAAATTCATCGTATGTAAGTTTCATATTAAATTGTAAATTATAGCGGGTGCCGTTTCCTTTATTAAATACGGCATGAATTTTACCGGTATTCCAAATAAAAGATTTACCTACATGTGTTTTACCAATACCAATAATTTTATCTTTATGGTATATTTCCAAAGGTGAATATTTCATAGAAGGCTTACATAATGGTACATATATTACGGAGCCTCTAATTGGATCACGATGAGGTAAAACATCCTCATGATCAAGTAATCGAGTGAACATGACTGAGTAAATGTCCTCTTTATAAAGGTCAAACTCTTCAGGTATTTCATCAACTGCGCCACATCTAATCATAGCATACTCATTATAAATTAACCCTGATTCTGCTATGTTAATAAAGTAATCTATTCTATTTTGATCCAATTTCACAGGAAGTTCAGTGACTACCTCTTTCAAAAAATCTGGGTCTTGTTCACCAAATTTTTTCTTAAATCTATCTTGATACTGATCTACCTTTGATATGTTAAGGGTATTCCCTTTAGCAAAGTCTGGATTTTTCTTTAAATGATCTTCAAATTTTAGTTCTTTCAATTAAACCTCCTTTAGATAGCCATTCTAAAAAAGCCCCAGTATGGTCATATTTGTGGAATCTAAAGTTCATCCCATTATGATGTTCATCATGGTAACCCTCTCCAGCAGTTAATAGGTTTATGATGGGCAAATTACGAGATTTTCCACCAACATGACATAAACCATTAACCAATCCAAATCCAATAAGCGCCAAGGCTGAAGGTAGAAGTGTATATGCCACCAATACCTTCCAGGAAATAGCTAAAGCTATGATAGCTTGTATTCCCCATATCAGAGCCCAGTATTTATGAAAGAAAAGTATAAAGGGATTAGAATAAAGATCTTTAGCATATTTAGTTGGTATTTGTTTTACTTTCCATACACCAAATATTACATTTGCAAGGCCTTTATATTTTGGCGAGTGTGGATCTAAATCAGTATCAGAATGATGATGATGCATTCTATGGACACCAATCCAACCAATTGGACTTCTTAGCCATATAAGGTTGGTTAACCATAATACTAACACCTCATATAACCAATGTGCCTTAAATGCTCGATGTGCAAAATATCTGTGGAGTCCTGCAGAGACTCCAACATGAGCAATTACCAAATACCATAAAAATCCATATAATAAAAACATCTTTTCTCCAAAGTAAGTTGCCGGATTCTGTTCCAAGGCTCCGGCGGGCCCGATGACTATGCTGCGATAGCCATAGGTGCAAAGTTATCGTTTGCAGTTACTAATTTGATCTATTACGCGATCAACCGTTGTTCTCCACATCTCTATTCAATACCTGTCGATCCTAGTTCGCCCCCGCAAAATAACACCCTAATGGTATTTGGTGGAGGCGGCGGGTACTGCCCCCGCGTCCAGTCTACCTTTCGATTTGCTTCATCGAACAAATTTATTTATATTATATCACATGCCGGTACTAATGTAAACACGAACTTGTATAAATAATTACAAATAATAAATCAAAACACAGGGAGAGGGGTGTTATGGTTACGAAATCTTTTATTATGCCTACAGTGCTTCTAGCACTCAGCATGTTCACTAATTTGGCGATGGCGGCGGATCCGATTGTAACTGAATCTACGGCAAGTAGTACAGTAACAACAAATGGTAGTATGGAAACTACAGTTAAGTCCCCGCCGCCATCAGCGATATCACCACAACTTGGATCAAACAGTAACAGTGATCTTTGTACGATTGGTGTAGCTGGAGCAGTGCAGACACAGATCTTAGGCATTTCAGCTGGCATGACTTATACAGAAGAGAATTGTATTCGATTGAAGAATGCAAAGACTTTATATGATATGGGCATGAAAGTTGCAGCAGTATCTACTATGTGTCAAGACGAGAAAGTCTTTGATGCGATGATGATGGCAGGAACACCATGTCCTTATGAAGGTAAGATTGGTGCAGCGGCTAAAATAGGTTGGGATTCACATGAAGAATCCAAGCGTGAAAAGATAACTGCTAAGGAGAAAATGGATGTTAAACAGACTGCTACCACTGGTGGCCTTAGTCTTTTGGCCCTGCTACTCCTACTCTGAGAGCATTACACCATATTTTGATATCACCGGTAATGCGGCCGCAGGTGGTCATACTTGGAACATGGATAACGTGTTTCCAGAACCACCCGGCCTTGAGGTTAATGGTGTGTTCTATAGCTATACGCCAGATAAATTAGCAGAGGATGCATTCAAGGTTACCGTCGGAAATGAAGGTGTATGGAGCGACACAGAAGATTGGACTGGAACTCCAGGTGGCATTGAAGTCAGGAAAGTAATTGGATTACCAAATGTACCAAGAGAAGCATGGGGTGACGGCTATATCGTCACTGAAGGAGATGGCACTGTTAACGATGCAACTGTTATCTATTCTTACAAGGTTGACCCTTGTTTTGATCCTCAGTTCGACCCCAATTGTCCTGGCTATGTTGTTCCTGTACCTGTCGTTATAGAGATAGATCCAGACGACATATACGATGCAACCGAAGATGAATACGTAAGTCTAAATGATGAAGAAAAGGTGTTGATCGAAGAGAACGAACAACAGCTTGAAAAGGAAAAAGAGGAAGAAGAAGAGGAAGCTGAAAAGCGTAAGAGAGCCTATCGTTTAGAGGTTGCTCAGGATCTTCTTGGTATTGTGGCTCTAGAAGCAGAGAATCAAAGAATCATTGCCATGAATGCTGCACAACAGGCAGTTGTAAATGTGCAATATCTGAACGCTACCATACCAGGTGGCACATATAAAGAAACAGTAGTTTTACTTGACAAGAAAATAGATGATAATAAAGAAGGACTCAGAAATGGGTTAGCACAACAACTATTGCATGAAGAAATGGTAGGCATGCAATATAATAACTAAGGAGAGAGGAATGAAACGAATCCTTGCATTTTTGGCGATCAGTATGACCGCTGGCTATGCACTTGCTGACGCACCGATCACTGGTAATGTTCAGTCGAGATGCGTAGTGACAACGGACACTCCTGGTGTCTATGGAAACCCTAACGCTTACACGTTGACAACAACTCCAAGTGACGGTGGTGTTCTACCTATCGTTCGCTTTGATGTTACACTTGCAGATGCATACTATGCACAGATCACAACACCAACCGAATTCACTTCATCACCATCACTAAGTGATACCGTGACTTGGTCTGGTTCTACTGAAGTCGCTTCAGTGTCTGATGCAACAGGTATGGGTTCATATGAAACAGATAAGACAACCTTCGGAGCCACAACTCAGTACGACTTAACAGCAACTGGGTCAACTTGGTTCAAGTCTTCATCATCTGCTACCTATGGCGGAAACAAAGCCTTTCCAGGTGGTTCATATTCAGCAACGGTGGAAGCTAAGTGTATCGCACAATAATCATCAGCCTTTTCTTGTTGTTAATATCTTTTTCTAGTTATTCGCACGAGATGACCCCAACATATCCGAGGTTTAAGTCTTCATTTATGGATGGCCTGCTCGTGACTGAGATGGAGATATTCAACAAGAGAAGTGATGTGAAGTATTATGAAATTGGAGTGTTTGATAAAGACTTTGCACCTTTACCTTTTGTGTCATCCTTTACAGTATATGAGGTTGACTATTTACAGAAGATAAAGTTTGAGGTCTATGTCAGACAAAAGGACGAACCGAAAATTACATACATCTGTTCTAGGTCGAGGGTATTAGAACAGAAGGTATCTAACACATCGGTCACATCAACAATATGCTCGAAGATTAAGAGGAACTAATGAAGAGATTCTTTTTCTTGGCAGCTTTATTGTTCTCTTCCTCTGCATTTGCAGAGAGTACCTCGTTGAACCTACAACTACCAAATGCTGGTGGAAGTTATTCATCAGACACATTTAAGTCTGGTGAGATGAATTGTTCAAACGCAATTGATGGTTCAACAAAGTTTGAGTTTGGTATTACAGGTCTAATCGATAACTATCAGAGCCCATTCGGTGAGAGGAATCAAGGTTTATCTGAGAAGGATATCGGTGTTTTTGCAAGAATTACTATTCCGTTGGATGGTCCATCAGAAAGAATTAATTGTAATACCTTGTACCAGCTAGAGTTACAAAAGAAGAGACTTGAAGTAGAAAAGCTCGAGAGGGAGCTTGAAAAGCTAAGGAGTTTACAAACCGCTGAGTAAGAAAATGAGAGAGGAGCTACTCAATGGACATGCCAGTAGATGTTGGCAACAATCAGATAATCAAGGATTGTCTGAGCCAATACGAATATAGAGTCGAGAACTTCGACACATTCAACTTTAACCAAGCATCCGCTTGTTATCATAAAGCAAAATCAAGTTTCTATTTAAAAGAAATTAAGGGATTAGAAGCATTCCTTGATGCAAATCCACAGTATCGTTATCCAGGTGGATCAAATGGAAACTATGATCGATGCTGGGGTCAAAATAAATCCCATCTAACCAGAGGAGGTTGCTGATGTTTATGTGCTCAACAACCTTAGATAAAATCTGGTTTGCATTCCTAGGTGTGGTCGTTGCCGGAATGATGATATGGTTAACACATACTTACTACGAATATCGTGTTATCATGATGAAGAAGGTTGACTACAGTGATGTGCCGACCTGGTCATGGAAACCTGTATTCAATAAGATAGGAGGTGACAATGGATAAGGATCTTGGTCAAGGTCTCGAGAACATGGAAGAGGGTATCGAAAACCTGAAGAATAAAGAATTTCGTGTTCTTGGTATCAAAGTTACCTTTATGTCTGTCAGTGCATTACTTGCCGTACTTGGTTCTGTTATTGGTGCATTATATGGTGGCTTCCTCATGTATCAAAAGGTAGAGGAAGTTGCTGGTTTGGATGTGGGTGCGTTTGAACAACGGATGGAAATCATTGAGACAAAACTTGAGGAAGCCGTGGACTATACGCGAGACATCAAAGGCAGTCTGAAAGATGATATCCTGAGTATTGAAAAACAAGTTGATCGTATGGAAGATAAGATACGAGAACAAGAAGCAGAGACAAGATTAATCGTACAGAATGCAGAAGAGCGTTTTGAGAATAAACGTGATAGACTGCAGAACGATTATGACGAAAAAGCAAATCGACTTCAAGAATCCAATACAAGTCGTATGGATGACCTTGAGGCAAAGGTAGAAAGAGATCTGAAAGACCTAGATGATAGGTTGAGTAAGAAGCTGCAAAGGGCACTCGATAACCCTCTCGCCAATTAATCGAGTGCCCCGGAAGCCGCCGAGGTGGCTTCAGAGCAGGAGTGGTTTCGGCTACTCCTGCTCATCCATTGTATCGTGTACATAAAGGCCAATCAAAGCATAATGCAATACCTTTAAGAGATCTTTCCTTGCATCATCATGTGAGCCTTTCTTACCATAACGTTGAGCATACTTCATCACGTTACCGATACAGAAACCCATACCGTGGCCACCATCAATGATGAACTCGGTTGCTTGGAACTTATCTTTTGCATAGTGTTGATCATAGGTAGCATCTACATAATTTTTGAATTCGTCAATTAGAATATCTTCATTGAACTTATAGTCGATACCGGAATCAAAGTAGTCATATGGACCAAGGTTCAAATTTTTTAATTGTTCAGCCATTTTTTTATATTCATCATCTGGAATTGTAATACCACCATCAAGTTCTGTTTTGTTTTCCTTTTTTGTTTTAAACATTTATTTCTCCCAACGATAAAAGATATGGTCACCAATTTGCAAGGTGGGGGTTTTTGTTGCTGCCCATTCTGGATCTACATAATAGGCATGATAATGAGTTGCCCCTTCAGTAAAATCAGCAAAATGGCCATTGTAAATTTTATAAGCAATGGTCCTAGCAAGCTCATAAATATGAATATCATAAGTAGGAATATCATCAGACTTGCCATCACAATACCAAGAGAAGTGGCAGCGATCGCGAAGAGGGATGCGAACGAGTGGATCTTTCCAAGACGGTCTTGTAGGTCCTTGATGAATAACCTCACAATATGAATGAGGGAAACGACGATCAGCAACACGATTACGAGTGACAAGAGCAACGGCTATCATTCCTTTCGAATCTTGATTTCTTGCCTCCCAATAGATATTTTCGGCAATACATTTTTGTTCTGATTCAGGGCTGTGCCAATAACCAGCCTCGGCGGATGTAGCACCAAAGGCAGATTTACCGGAGATAAAACCTCCGATAAATGCCACTGCAAAGATTGGTAAAAGATACTTAAACATTGCAATGGTTCTCAATTAAGTATTCTGTCCATAAAACCCTTGCACATCTCAGACGAGACTCAAGTCTTTTGATTACCTTATCAGTGTTAGGTAATACTGGAACACGAGCAACCTCTTCCATGATAAACTCTGGAAGGATACGAAGTTCACGTTCAAGTGTTTTACGTTGCTTTTCAGCAGGCATTGACTTGATAATTGCACGAAACTTAGAATTTGAAATCGGTTTAGACATATTTAACTCCTCATACATTATAGTACTATTATATCATACTTCTAGTACAATGTAAAGGGTTTTTTTAATTTTTTTGAACTTTTTTTTCGTATGCCTCTTCAAAGCCATCCTCATATCGGTAGGCTTCCTCGTTATACCATAATCGTTTGGTATAACCATTATAGCATTCTCTGGCCGTATCATCATCGGTTATGTAGCCTTTGACCATATAGAATACTTTATGCATTTCTTTAAGAGTTGTCAATAAATTTCTCTGCTAACGGGAATATCTCTGTGATTGCTTTTGCGCAAGCAATAGCGACTTGTTGACATTCTTTTTGAGTGCCGTTACCAGACCGCAACTCAATAAAATGAATCCACGAACGAAGTGTCCCATTCATATACATCCTTGACTCTGTTAATCCTTCAGGTAATACGGCACGTGCTTGTTCCTTAGCAATACCGTTCTCTATAGCCCATTCATATGTTTTCTTTGCTATAGCCCATACACCTTTTTGTTTTTGTTCCCATTCATATTGAAGTGCTTCATCATCTACTTCAATAGAGTTCTGTCGATTCTTTGTATCTTGAAGTCTGGCTTCTCGTGTTACAAATCCTAAATCCTGTGTAGGATCTGCATATCGTTGACTGAACTCTTGAAAGGAAAATGATCGATGTCGTAGTATCTGCCTTGCAATATCACGAGTTGTTTCAATCTCTATGCAAGCAGACACCATTTCGAAAGGCGACCAATGTTTGTGTTTTGCAAGATATGATAACAATTTTGCGGACGTTTCCTCGTTATTTTGGTTCGAGGGGTTCGAGACACGGGCGCAATACGCAATGAGTTCTTGTACATCTTTACCGACATGTAGGTTCTCCGCTGTTTGTGAATAACTAATCAGTCTTGCTTTCAAGTGAATAACTCCATCAATAATATGTATAAACCATAGCCATATAATGACCATAAGACAATGAAACCAACCACGCTGGTTTCTTCCCACCCATACTGGTCTTTAAGACCCAGACGTTTCAGTATTTTGTTCATTCTCTATCTCATCAATATGTTTGTTTATTAGAGCAATAAGTCCTGCTTCGATTACAAGTCGTGAAGCTTCAGGACACATCTTTATTTCCATAATTGCAGAACCGTCATCCTGGTCTACAACATCAATCACTTCTATTTCATATGTGTTACTCATTGTATATATCCTAGACACCAGTTTTCTGCTGCAGATTCGGCGTAGGGTTCACTATGTGCTACACCTTCTGTAAGCATCTGCCTAGTTTCAACCAGATTCTTTTTATCCCAAAACTCTACTTCAAATAATTCCATATCATTATTATAATAGATAATAGCCTCACGGTGAGGATAAGTTTCATCGCCCCAGTATCTGCTTATTTCTTTTCTCATATTACCTTAAAGTCCTTGAATTTTGACATGTTGTCCTGCATTTCTGTTTTATCAAATACAGGTGTGTCATCGGTTAGTGTCTGCTCATTCTCATCAACATCAAACAATCTCATCTTGCTTCGGTCAACACCAATGACAAATCTCTTATTTTGTGTTGGATCATTATATCTATTCTTTAATTGTTTGACCATCATCTGGCCCATATTTTCCAACTCTTCAGTCGAGATAAGAGCAAACATGAGGTCTGCCGTTGCCGGGAGGCCAAATGATTCCGATGTATCCTCCAAGCCAACATCCGAGTTTGAATAGCCAGAACGTGTAGTCTGAGTTGCACTAAAAAGAGGGACATCGAATTCGACCGCGAGACCACGGAGCTCTTCTGCAATTGCCTTAATATAGTTGTAAGAATTGATTGATCCTCCCATTCCTTTCATTCGTGAACTTGCACAAATATTTAGGTAGTCAATAAAGATAATATCTGGTTCAAATTGTCTTTTAAGTTTCAGTTCATTTAAGAGTGCACGGAAGTGTCCAGCATGAGCAGAACCGGTTGGATATTCCTTTACAATTAACTTACCAGTAGTCTTACGAGCAATGTCCTCAACCTTTGTTCGGAACATTTCTCGAGACATATTAGGTAGTTGATCAATAGGAACATTTAATAGGTTCGCATCAATACGTTCCGCAATTCTCTCTTCAGCCATTTCCATGGTAATATACAAAACGTTCTTACCATCCACGAGAGCACTTGCAGCAACGTGACACATAAATAAAGACTTACCAACACCGGTACCAGCAAGAGCAATATTGAGTGTTTTATTAGGAATTCCACCTTTGGTGATCTTGTTGAAGTAATCAAGGTCAAAAGGTATTCTGTCCTCTTCGGTATGGTAGAAGTCGAATCGTTCTTCGAAGTTGTCAATGTAGTCGTGTCCAACATTTGTATCAAAGGCAACACCCAATGCTTTGGATAATAGATCAGGTAGTGCACCCTTTGATAGTGTTTCATGTTTACCATCAATGATTGAAATGGATTCCATGATGGCATTATAGATGGCTCTATCCTGGCACCATTTCTCTGTGTTATCCAATAACCACTGTTCATCAATTTTCTCTGCTGAAAACAACTGAGGTAAAAGATCAACAGCAACAGTGTAGTTCTCACCACTCAGCCTGTCAGCCTGGTCCAATTCAATCTTAAAGGTTTCTGCTGTTGGTAGTTTATTGTACTTACCAACAAATTTACCGGCCTCCTTAAATAGAATTCTATAAATCCCTTCGAAATAATCTGGCTTGATGAAAGGTAACACCTTACGCATATAGTTTTCATCTGTCAGAATATTTCTTAGGATGGTTTGTTCTAGATTAGTCTGCACTCTTCACCTCAGTTAGGGCAATGGTTCCGTTATCAGCCTCGATGGCCTCTTTAATTATATGTTGAAGAATAACACCTGCAGTTTCTTGTAGGGTAAGGTCATCCTCTGTTAACTCTGAGTCTGGTGATGATACGATGTCAAAGTTAAATGTCATCGTACCTTTTTCAACCTGGTTAAAACCAATTGCACCATATCTAATTACCGTTTCATTGAACTGACCTGCCATAATTCTGATATGCCAGGCGTCTTCGTTCTCTGGTCCAGGAATGAACTCATAGGTAACATTCTCTTCAGGATCAATCATCTTCAGATCGTATATCGAGCTCATTTGGTTGATTACCTCCAATCATGAATTTTTCTTTGACGAATTCTTTGAAGTCTGTATCCCGTAAGATGGGTAACCAGAACTCTTCTGTGAGGGTATCTTTTTCCCGTACCTTGGGTTCCACCAACTCTCCAGTATCTCTATCAACACGACAATACCAACCATTGCTAGGCTTAGTGACATAACCCCCAGCCAACCCAACATCAAGAAGGCCACTATAATGCTGCACGCCACCATCCCAGCTAACACTAATAGGAATTTTGGATTTTTCTTTGACATATCTAGATTTCTCCACGTTGATTACGAAGTGATATCCTTTAATCTCTGTCCCTTGTTTGTCCTGTTGACGACCAAGGATCCAGATATTATCTGCCGAGTAATAGATACCAGTACCACCAGAAACAATTGCCTTAGGGAATAATCCCATCTCTTGGTATGTATGGTTGACAGCAATCAATGGTATATTTTTCATGTTCAGATATGGTGTACACATACGGAACAAACCTTTTAATGATTTGGCCCGAGACATATCTGCAACAGATTTTTCATTGATAGCATCTTCAAGCTCTTTTTTGGATGCAAGGTTACCAATGGAATCAATCACAACACATACACGGTCGTTACGATCCAGTTGCTCTAGTTGTCCAATCAAATCAAACTTTAATTCCTCAACATTTGTTACAGGGGTGTGTAGGACACGAGTTGTGTCAATATCAAATTGTTTGAAATAAGCCTGAGGTGAACCAAACTCTGAGTCATAAAACAACAATGCAGCTTCTGGATATTTTTTAAGATAGGCCGAGGCCATAATCAAGGCAAATGATGTCTTGAAGTGTTTGGATGGACCGGCAAGAACAGTAAGACCTGGAGCCAAACCTCCATCCATTGAACCTGACAACGCCACGTTCATCATAGGTACCTCAGTTGGTACCATATCTT